ATGTAGGAGGTATATCAGTATAGAGCCTAAGCGGATATGGCTCATCATCTCCCGCCTGATAATAATTAAGAAGAATAATATTAGAACTTAAAGTAAGCCCCACTCTCACACTTGTTTTTGAAGTGGTGAATTTACCAGCATTTATATCAGACAAATATAATTCAACACCAACAGGAAAACTATGCGCATATCTTATATATCCATATGTTCTAACAATTCGCTCAACTAAATACGCTACTCCAACAACCTTCCCCTTAATTGTTCCATCAGCTATAGCTGATTTATAAAAATTAGTTGCTGAATCATAATAAACTAAATCCTTTTCACTAACATTAAAAGAACCCCCAGATAAATGCACTGTTTGAGCTGGTAATACTTCATTACCAATACCATTATGATATACTGGATTCTTGGGATTAAGATTATTCCAAGTTAAAACAACATCATCTACAGTTTTTATTCCATCAAACTCCAATGTAATAAGATTTCCATCTGTGCCTGTATATCGTGCTGTAAATGTTATTCCATTATGCGTAGCGGAAGCCTTTACGCCATCAAATTCAGCCTTTATATCATAACTTTGCCCAATATACTCAAACGGTACACCACCAGAAGGAATAAAAATACCAGCTTTATTTAGCTCTTCCACTAATTCAGGATGAGCATTGGGGTCTATATTATGCGCACTTATTTCTTCTGCTTGCGTGAATTTAAAAAGTAAAAGCTCTGAAAAATCAGTATTGGCAAGACTAACTTCTAGGTCAAACTTTACTTCAAAGCCAGAATCATAATGTATATCAATACTAGCATGACCTATACACATCAGAAACTCAACACTGTTAAGCTCTGCCCAAAGATATATCTCTCGTATAATATCATGCGTATTAGGAGGAAAAGCATCCGCTGGAATCACACAAACAAATTTCATCGTATTAGGACTAATTACTTCTCTACTTGTTATAGCTGCGCTGTACCAAAGCCCTGCATTGGCTGTTGTTCTATTAGGATCAAGTGAATCTGCAATTCTACTTACCCCAAACTTTGTTGGTACAATATGATATCCAGCGTTATTCGCTGCTTCTTGTGCTTTTGATAGCCCGATATTAGTGAATATTCCTGTTATTGCCATTTTTTAATCACCCCAGAATAATAATGCCTAACAAATCCACCCATTGCTATATATTTCCTACCTATTGTTTTCCCATAATGATAATCTCTATGTCTTACTTTAGGATAAACATAGTTTGATATAAAATTCATAACTTTTTCAAATGTTTTCTTTGCATCCTTCACATAATTAGGATTCATGCAAAGAATAAAATCAAAACTATGTGGTTCTTTTTTCCCAGAAAAATCTTCTTCCCACCATTCCTTTATAAAATATTCAAAACCTAATAATGTAAGAATAAGTTCAAGTCCACCACGAGTGCCTTTAAGAATATTAATTAGCCCTGAAAACTCAGATAATAATTTAAATTCAACATTGGATATTGTTTTTATGATATCTTCAATATAAGTGAATCCTAAATCATGAATAACTTCAGCTATAGCATCATTAGAAAGCTTATCTGGCTCTCTGTATTTATTTTCAACATCATTGAAATCTAATTTCGCTTTATCCAGTTCATAATCAATAAGATCACATAGCTTAATATAAAGCTCTCTATCTCTAAGATTTTCAGGAATTAAATTAATACTCTTCATAGAATCTGATATGTAGGCTCAAGAATATAATATTCATCATTGGAAAGCTTTCTTGGCTCAGATGTTAAGAGCTTAGTTTCCCAAATAACTTCATTATCCTTTAGAATTTGCCCCTCTACTTGTGGAAATGTAGGAGTAGTAGAAGAGCTTTTCCCAATAAATCCAACACACTGAAACATAAGTTCTTCCTGCCCAGGTTGTGGATTAGTTGGTACTACAACATCTCCAAGCTTATAGTTGTAATGAGGCTGCCATGCTGGAGGGCTCCCCACCTTGGGAAGCTCAAGCCAAAGTATATGATTATCAACTACAAAGTTTGGCATATATTTCTCCTATTTCCTATTTCTCCTATCTATTATGGACATGGAATCTGCCCAAAAGTCCATGTAGGCTCTCCAGTACTACCACCCTCTAATTGCACTTCTGATGCTTGTGGAACATATGAAGGAGAACCATCAAAACTCACCTGATTAGTAGGATTATTTGTATTCCAATCACTAACTACTGTACCAACATCTTTTATTCCATCAAAAATAAGCTTTATTGAGTTCCCATTAGGTCCTGAATTAATAGCAGTAAATTTCCCATAACTTGTTACTTTAAAAGCAAATGTGGGGCTAGATGAAAAATTCTTATATTCAATAACAACAAATTCTTTAGTATCCAAATTCGGATCATAATAACTTGCTCTTACAACATCCCCAATCTTATAATCCGTATTTGGTTGCCAATGTGGCGGTAGATCAGGATCACATAAATCACGATTACGCACTTCCCAAATAAGCCTACAATCCTCTATTCTATCCCCTACATTAGCCGTCCAACTAGGTTCAGTACCACAACTCTTATGCGTAAAGCCAACACATTCATAAAGAAGATTGCCCATCTGTACAATATCACCACGCCTATATATACAATCCACTTCATAACTCTTAGTATTAAAAGCAGCTCGTGCAATTTTTATAAAATCAAGACTTTCAATCAGCCCTTCTAAATCCAAGAAAGAAATTTCAGTACCCAACTTTCCCTGATAAGTATTAAGAATATCACTGATTTGCGTAGTAATATCCACTGCTGCTTTGGATAATGATACTGTTATCTTCAATGGAAGAAACACAATAGTAGGATCAGTAAATGTAGGTGAAGGAATACCCATTGGCCTATACACAGAAAGCTCATCAATTAATTCATCTTTTTTGGATATAAGTAATATGGAAAAATCATTCTTCACATAGACAAGCTCAATAATTGCAGGTGATTTATCGATATAATTCGTATCAACTAAGCTAGTCTCTAATGTTCTAAGAAGTTTTTGATAATCCGCTCTACCCCTTACAAGAAATTGCGTTTCATTAAATGCAGGTGCAGTTACCCTAATACTAGATGTTGATTCAGGAGCAGTATAAGGACTCTCTATAGTATATCCACTAACTGTACCATATAGAAAATTAATATCACTCAAAGTAAACGATATATCTTTCAATCTAATCCATTTTAATTTTAAAACATCCGATATGTTTAATCGTGTTGTGAAATTATTTAAATTAAGATAAAGCACATCTACACTATCAAATACATTGCTCTGCACAACAAATTTTTCTTTAAATAAATCAGATATTCTATTTGATATCTCTACTTGATTATCATTCAAATAAAGCTCAATATCTTCACTAACTAAAGGTTGATCAAACCTAAATATAGCAGGATCAGTGCTTTGAACAATTAGCGATTGCTCAAAAATAGTTCCCACAATAATAGTGAATGTTGTAGGCACACCTTCATTCATAACAACATTATCAGCAAGAATTAAAAATTCATCCTTTACAGTTCCAACTGATGTGAATTTAGAAAAAAGCCCACTTGTATTAGGAACCACAGATAACGATATCCTAACATTATATCCACGCGATGCGCTATAACCTAATGTCTCTGCCATTGCTATGACAGAACTTCTATTGATTGCATAACGTAAATAATTTTCTCTACGTGCTACTATATTGTTATATGAAAGATATGTTCCTAGAGCCGCTATAATATCCACAACAATAGTACCTGTAGAAGATGCAAAAAAGTCCTGCCATCTTGCACTATCAGGAGCACTATTAATATAAGCCATTAAATCATTTTTAATTTCAGAAAATGATAAAGAAGCTGGATTTACTATGAATGCCATATTTTACCCATCTATTTTACAAAACTAACTTTATACTCAAAACTAGTATCTTCTAATCCTATTACATTGAATGCTAATGTAAGATGATATGCATTGTTGTCTGAATCTGGTATTATTTTAGTTCTTGAAGAATCCACAGTAACACGCTGTTCCCATCTCTCTACTGCATTCACTACACGTCTTAAAATTTCTACCGTAGTTACATCATCAATTATTTCAAAAAGCTCTTCTTCTAAATCAAAACCAAATTCAGGTAAAAACACACGTTCCCCTGTATGTGTAGAAAATAAATTAGTAAGGCTTTGATACACAGCATCTAAGTTATACAATAATGGTACACTTGATGCTGTAAAGCTATTTAAATCACTATATATTACTACCACTTAATTTTAGTCTTCTTTTTTGAGGTATTTGTCCTGCATTATAGCAGCAAGCCGTTCTTCATGCTCTTTTTTTCTTTTTTCTTCTTCTTCATCCTCTTCCTCAGGCTTAACTTCCATTGGTGGGGCTGGTTCTTCTTTAGGTTCTAAAACAGGCTCTTCTGCTTTTAATGAAATAGGCTCTTCACTAGGTTCAGTAACCATAGGCTCAGGCTCAGGAGCACTGGGTTCAGTAACATCTTCTATTTCAAATTTAGAATCAGTTTCAAAAGGTGCTAATTCATCTTCATCTTCATCTTCAGCCTCTACTTCAACTTCATCCTCTACTTCTACATCTTCAGCTTCTAATTCTTCTTCTTCATCCTCATCTTCAACTTTCTCTAATTCATATTCAACTTCACCCTCTTCATCTTCATCAGCTTCATCTTCTAATTCATCCTCTTCTTTTTCTGCTTCTTCTAATTCTTCTTCTTCTTCTTTCTCATCATCATCAGCTTCTAATTCAAATTCTGATGCTCTAATTCTCTCTTCACCCTGCCAAGGCTTCCATGATTTTTTGGTACCTATAGCCATAGTATCTTCTTTTAATAGCTCTAATATTTCCTTTGCAATTGACATGATTTATTTCTCCTTTCAATTTATTATTCCAGCACCAAATCCAGTACCTGGGCTGGAAACCTTTAAAAAATTACCCTTTATAGCTAAAACTCCAGTAGCTGTTTTAAAACCTTCCACTACACCAATTTCTATAGCATCAAAGATTAATTTCCAATGCTTATCTACATAAGATGATGCTAAAGAAATATTATTACTACATTCACCCGAAGTAAAAACAATAGAACTAGCAACAATTTGACCTATTCCATAATATACAGGTTTATGCGTTGATGATAAAGTAGCATTCTTCAGCTCAAAAACAATAGACCTTCCTACTGCACTACAAAGATCCAATAATTCTTTTTCATCCATATTCTGATTAATTAATTGTTGATACATTGCATTTTTTATTACTGCATCAGATACTCCAACTATTCCTGTACCCATACCCACTCCTTCACCCTCAACCATACCAGTATCCTTTGTAGTAAAAGACTTTCCAGTAAGTGTTCCAATTATTCCCGTACCAAATGCTGTGCAAAAATCCATTACTCTATCACCCATCCAATACACTTCATGCAAATAACTCCGTAACATAAATGCTAAACGTTTATTACTTAATGGCATTATATAGTAATACTTCCTATATAATCTACAATTTGTGCAGAAGGACCACCACCCACTAATAACAACATCGTACTATATTGATTTACCACACAAGGCCCTTCCAAAAACGTATCATGTATTTCAGCTTTAAGCTTTGTATTCCCACCCACCGTAATAGGCACCCTAAGAACATACACACCAGAAACCGATGTGATTGTATTAAGCAAATGTTCAAACTCTGTTAATATCTTCTGTAAACTATTGACTTTAAACGCTGCAACATTAAGCAAATCAACTAAATTGTTATCTGCTACTACAAGATATCCCTTTATCGTTTCTTTTAATTCTTTTATATCTTTTTTAACATCCTTAAAAAATCCAATCGAACTAATTGCAAGCTTAAACCAATCAGGAGGAACACTAGATATAGGGTTTTCCTCATTATACCGCTCTAATTTTTTTATTGTAAACTCCCAATCAAATACATAAAAAACCTGAATAACCCTCTTCAGTAAATCTATGAAATTATCCAGATTAGGTGCTGTTACAAGTATCCCAAACGCTGCTACATTAGCTTCATCTGAAAACTGTGGCCTATTCTCATCTCCCTTATCATCAAAACTCTTTATGGCTTCATTAATAGCTGATTGAACTGTAAGTACAGGAATACCCAACGTATCATATTTTTTCTCCCCACTTACATTCCAAGGAGTAATAACAAGTGCATAACACCCTGTAGCATATAAATCATTCTCTATATTCTCTAGTTCATCTATTATGGTACCTACAATAGGCTTAAATCTATCAACTACCCCAGTAACGAAATTCTTTACTAAATCTATAGCTGCACTAATAGTACTAACAACATTAGTTAGAAAAGATAAACCTGAATGTATGCTACTTATAACAGGTGCCGCCTTATTTGCGACATTTGGCGTTTTTATAGTAAGCTTCTGCCACATTGATTATCCTCTGAATATTTTCTAAATCTTTCTTCTGAATTTCCTCAGCTACTTCTTTTATTTTCTCTATAAGCTCTCTAAGCTTAGTAAATTTTATCTCATGTATTTCCACGTTATTGTGCATTTTTAGGTATTGGTAAAGGTGTTGGAGGAGGTCCTGCTATACCAATACAATTAAATACAAAACTCAGTAACGAATCCCTAAAGCTTTTAGCAAATGCTTCATATACAGCACTTGGCTCTTTCCCACCACTAAAAGTAACTTCCTGTAGCTCATTCTCTAACATAGTTTTTGCGCTACTTAATGTAAGTATAGTAGTAGCACCCACAGGAACTGTATTCGTATCTTTTATCGAAATTGTCCAAGCTGGATCAGTTACAGTGCTGGGTGTTATTGTGTTACCAGCCGATGCTGCATACCAAGCACTACTTATCTTAGGTACCCAATCCATAGAACTTGTGGGATTAAACCCCGAAGCTATTAACGTACTAACAAACATATCCACATCAAAATGAAATATTCCTTCAACTCCAGTAGGTCCAGCCTGTACCTTATCCATTTGCTCTTTTAAGTAATTTCCTAAATTCCTAGCACCATCCTCTGCTGAAGACTGAGGCTGTAATTGCAGAAGCTTATCTACCCAAATTTGAAGACTATTTACCATTTAATATTTACTATTTACCAATTTCTAAAATTCCATCTTTAAGCACTGCTTCAATAATTGATTTATTTGATTCATTATTCATTAAAATAAAATCCTCATCTTCATCTATCTCAATTCTTGGCTTCTTTGAAACTTTAAGCTGTATTTTTTTCTGAATTAATTGCCCCTTACAATTCTTACTATGAGAATTTAAATATCCACATAAAGGACAAATATTTTTTAATATAGTCATTATTTTATGATTTTATTGTATTAATTTCAGTTTTAACCATCTCTACCATAGGCCATTGAGGAGAACTATTCATAGGAGCACATGGTCCAACAGGCGATAGTGGAGTACACATACCAAGCTTATCAATTAAATCTATTATTTTCGCTAAAAGTTCTATAACACCATTTCCCAAAGAAATTTTCATTGCAGTTACTTTATAATTACCAACTAAAGCATTCACTTCATAAGAACCCGCTGTCACTGTATGCTTTTCATCACCAAGCATTACCTCAGTTTCTATACCACCTGAAACTATAGTTTCAGAAACACCAGTACCAATAACCTCTGATTTCTTCCCCGCTATCATCGTACTTACATCTCCACCAACTGATTCTGCTTTACTATCTAATACAGCNNACTATCTAATACAGCTTCTGAAAGACTGCCCCCAATAAGCTCCTTCTTACCACCTCCTACCATTTCCTCATACCCACCACTCACTTCACACTTCATAGAATTAGTAGAAACTGATATAGAAGAATTTTCTAAATTCAAAGTAGGACTAGATAACTGTATACCCTCTCTTCCCTTAATAGTAACAGTCCCAGTCTCCATATCCATGAAAATTTCAATATGCCCATCATCACTAAAAATACGTAAGCTCTTTTTAAAACGAAACTTTACTTCCCCTTTTTCCGAGCTAATCGAATCACCCGCTGGCGTAACAAACTCAACTAGCTGCTTTTTCCGATTAATCTTTGCATAAGCACCAGAACTATCAGAAAAACCAAAACTATCAGGATAATCTTCATTAAAATCCCCCTGATGCGTTTTTTCACTTTGCCAAACTGCGGTATAGAAACCAGAATACGGATCAAGATTAGGAAACTCTACTACTACTTCAGTACCTATATCAGGTACAACAAATGTGTTACTATTAACCCTTCCCCCTAACCCAGAAGCTTGCTTTGGATATACCCACGGAAGATACTCATCAGTAAATAATTCCTCTATCTTCACCTTTACTCGCGCAAGCCTCATAGGATCATTATTATCAACAACAGTACCCTTATAACTACGCTTTAAGGGCTGATTCTTTTTAAAATGATCAAAAAACTTTATCACTGCACACTCCTTATCTGATTCAAACTCTCACGACACAGCGTTACAACTGTAGCAATTTGACGGTTTGCAATATTTCGTGAAATTTTCTGAATATAATAATACCCAGATATTATCTCTGATGCTCTAGCAATACCAGTATCCTGTATATCTATATCCTTAAAATGCACCCTATCAAGCACACGCATATTAAGAAATGAATTAACATAACTCACTGTTAACCGAACTGTGTTAAAAGAAGCTAATTGGGATAAATTCTGATAATATGCTTTATAATAATTTGTATGCTGATTCCCAGTTTGAATTTCAGACCCACCAAATCTTGAGCTAATATTCGTTCTAGGCATATGAAGTGTTTGTGCTATTATAGGATTTGGTATTTCTTTTATAAGATTCTCTTCCCCCTTTTCTAAATCATAAACCTGTAATTCTTTACCATACCCCATCCACGCATTAATGAAACCGCTATCCACCTCAACAACATAATCCGAATCATATGGAATATTAGCACCAAACCTCCACTTCACATCCTCAGCTAAATCAGCCTTTATATCCTTCACAATAAAATACCCATCACTGCTTATACCAACTGCAATAAAACTATTTGGAATATAACTATGTAACCAAAGCTCATTCACAAATTTTTTATCCGTTATATTAGGCTGAAGCCAAACTTGTGAATCGTCTGATTTTTGAAGATTACTTTGCGGATATATGAAATACTCAGACACTATCTTCTTTATCACCTCAATACCACTTCCCTTAATACTCCTTTGATGCGTCTCCGTTACATACGCAATAGATTTCATCACCCCATTCACCCTAATATAAAATTTATTCCTACCACTCTTATGAAATATAAGCTTTGTGATATGAAGCGGTACATCAATAAGTGAATTTCTATCTTTACCAAAAGATACTATAAATTCATTCCCTTCATGAAGATAACTTATAATATCTTCAAAAAGTGTATAAAAAGATAGCTGAAATGTGGGTAAAAGATTCCCACTTTCTTCAATCATAAGAAAAACTGATAAATCAGATTCCTGTATGAAATCAGTATAATCAGCAACTGAAAACCTCAATAGAATTTGTCCCTGAACTTCAATAGCCATCTATATATTATGCTTAGAAAGTGTTTCAAGACTTTTTAGAGAAAAATAAAGCTCTTCTAATTCATCCAGATTAGGTACTTTAATAATCTCACCTGTAGTTATATCTTCAAAAGATAACTTATCATTATAATAAAGCAGCACCCACCAATATTGTGTATCCTGAAATATAGAATATGATAAATTATCAGGCCTTTTATCCTGTCCTTGTACAAGTACCGCTGAATTAACTTTTAAATCACTTAATTTCAATAAAAATGTAGATGTAAGCGGATCATAATTATCAGTGAATGATAAGAATTTACTCAGCGCGTAGCGCTCTTCTGTTGCCTTTTCAAGATTTATGAAAAATAATGACATCTATTCTATTCTTATTGAATTAACTAGATTTGCCATTTCTTCATCTGATATTCCAGATGAAGATATTACTTGTGGAAAATATCCCAAAAACTCATTAATAGAAGGCTGCCTAAACGGCATAAATTCAATACTACCTTGTGCATATAAAGGCGTTCCATTTTCAAGAACTTCTTTGGAAAACTTAAAATCCACCCTTTTCATAATTTGCTTTGTTGCATAGAACCATTGACCAACCTTCACATTAATTGTACCTGAAATAGCTTGTGCTTCTGCACTTACCTTATAATTCAATGGCGGAGTTAATATCATAGTCTGAATACTAGTACCTTTTTTTATGGGCACATTCACTAGATGCCCTATAGGAAAAACAGTTCTATATAACTTAGATACTATTTTCCTTACATCATCCCCCTTTTTTGTGGATACAAATGTTAGATTAATACTGAATATAGGCTTCTCTGATCCTGTCCACATTTCAGTAGATTGCTGAGCAAACTGAAATGAATAATTTAAATCTTTGGTTAACGCTTGAAGTCTTGGAATTTTTGATATCACTGTTTCTATAGCAGCACCCCAAAGACGCACATTTTCCTGTAGATTCTGCATTTGTTGCATATCAAGTGGAGTAGAATAATCATTAGAGCCTGAAATACGTATATCATCTTCAATATACCCCACAATTCTACCTAGACCACTCCCTGCTATCACTATCTGTGCATTAGGATTATCTATAACAGAATAAAGATCCAAATAAGCCATCTAATCACCCATATTGAGTAGTAATAGCGAAATATCATCAATATAATGCTGCCTGCTAGGAGGAGCAGTACCCACAGTCGTAACAGGTAGAGGAATAGGCGATGGTATTACAGGTGTTTTTGCCATCGATTCTAATTCCCTTCTTCTATCCTCTACGGCTAAATCAGTAGCTCTTTCTGATAAAATATCAGATAACGATTCTTTCACACTTTCTATAGGCTTTGGCTTAGGCTCTTCTCTTTTAGTAAAAAATTCTTTTACCTTTTCAAAAAACCCAGCTTTTTTTAATAAAAACCCAAATACTCCTATTATCAATAACGGCCAAAACTTAACAAGTAATCCCATAATTATAGGAACTAATATCCTACCCAACATAGGTAGAAGGGATTTAAAAAACATAGGAATAGTACGCACAATAAAAGAAAGAGCTGACCTAAATAACCCAATAAAAAACCCACTGAATAGCCCACCAATACGCTTCACTAACACAGAACTAAAAATAAACTTAAAAAGCCAACCAAAAAAACTAAATAACTTATTAACTAATATCCTCTCAACTCCAATCTTAGCCAGTGGACCAAGACCAAAGAACTGAAGCAAAGTAGCAATAATACCCTTACTCTCAAACCCCACTTTCTCAAGCTTATCATCCAATAAATCATATACATCTTCTTGATACCTTCTTAATACTTCATGATGCTTTCTGTTATCTGAAACCATCGTCTTCAGGGGATCTTTTAATTCTTCTAACTTTGTAATTACCTTTTTGTCCTTCTCTTTTTTAGAAATTTCTTCAAGCTTCTCTATAGCTTCTTCAATTAATTCATTACCTTGATAATTCTTTTTCCTTAAATCCTTTAAATTCATATCATGTAGTGCACTACTTTTATCCTGCATAAGAAATAAATTTTCTAAATTCTCTATAATACTCTGCTGATATTTCATCGATAACTCACCTGATTGATGAATACGCTTAAGCATATCAATTATAGTATCTAGCCTAAGACTGAACTCTCCTTTTACTTCACCAAAAACTTTTGAAATTTCATCAAAGCTTCCCAAAAATTCACCATATTCTTTTGGCGGAAGATGCGGAAACTTCTTCTCACTCTCAATAAACCACTTACTTTCAAACTTCTCTATTGCAGCACGCAATGCATCATTAGATACGGATAGTGCTTTTAATGCATCAATGTTTTCCCTAAATAGTGCAATTGTATTTTTAATAAGATTCAATAGAAGAGATAGACTTTTCCCTGTGATATCCATTTTCATTTTTATTCTGTCTACCCCCTTTAGGAAATCTGTTATTACAGCTTCTTCTACCATTTATATCTTAGTTTCTTTTAGAAATTTGATAAGCTCTTCATTTAAATATTTTACTTCTGTGAAATCCATTTGATTAAGCACTATAGGATCAATGTGCAGTTTTAGAGCCAAAACGAATTCTACCTGCAAAAGATTCAGTATCGGTACGAAAGGGAAGAAGAAGAGCTTGCCCCCCATCAAGCTCAACTTCATTATCCCTTCCACAACTACAATGACTTACTATCGGCTTTACTCCATGATATAAAAGCTTATCCAAATGAGATACAAGCTGGAAATCTTTTGCTGTAAGATTCATAAATACATTATACATTTCATTAAATTCAATATTTCTTGCTGAATATGATAAAAGTGCAACACTATCAGTTTCATAACCATTATCAATCGCTTTATAATAATCTTTTAGTGTAAGTGGAGTAAATGCATACTCCTTATCATTAAATGTTACATATACAGGTAAACTCGGTACATTCAAATCTTCAAATTCAAGCTTTGATATATCAACAATTATGAAATTTTTATTCCCACAAATACATGGAGATGTTATCTGAAACTTTGCGTCACCAAATGATGAAATTTTTCTAAGTAGCCCCAAATACAAAAAATCCCCAACTGTTAAATCCAATTTATCAAAACTACACTGAATACCTTCAAGAATAAAATTAAAGATATCCTTAGTAGATAACTTACTCTGGGAAATCTTTTTTACTTCGCCAAAAGTATATGGCTTATATTTGATTTGGGAATTGGCTGGATATGTTATCCCTTTTGAAGGAAGGGAATCTAATTTTACATCTATTTCAGGTAAGTAAGTAGTAGTAGTGGATTTCGGATTAAAACTTGTTACGGTTTTCATATAATATTACCCTTAAGTCCATACACCAGTAGAATAAAAGGTCTCTAGTTTAGAACTTGTATTATCTGCAACAATAATAAAGTCAACACTATATTCATAAGGTGCACTATCAGAACTACCATCATAGCGCACCACACCCTCAGGGATAACATTATATGAAATAGATTGCTGTATTTCTTTTTTTCTATTTAATTTTAATATCGTTATAGTCTTAGCAACATCTTCTAACGGACTTAAACAAAACCCCGAATTAAAAATTTCAATATTAATCCAACCTGCTAACCATAGTGATAATGTATTATATTCATCATCATAGAAGCTTAACTTAAGCCTTCTTATTTTTTGGTTCTTGGGAACAGCATAAGTTGACATATAACGGGTAAACTCAAAGTGCTCTACTACTGCCATATCTTCTTCTATAGAAGTAGCTGGAAAAAACTTATCAAATGGTTTAGGCGCACCTTCAATCTGTACATCCCAAAGATATTTCTGCCCCCACTCAATTTCCCTTATTACTTCTATATTATCTAGAAATGCCATTTACCCAGTTACTGGACCATCTTTGAAATAATCATAATTAAGAACTAATGTAGGTTTCTGTATATCTGATTCTGCAGATGTCATCGTAGCAAAATCAAAACTTTGAAGAAAACAACCTACTAATATAAATTCCCAAAACGGTTTATCTTCATTGTTGAGCTGCGTTAGATTAATATCAGCCTGAAGCTGAGCTTTAGAAAAAGCACTTCTACCTTCACCTGTTACCCAAATAGCTTCACGCCATTTTCTAAAGAAATTATGAATCTTACCATCCACTGTAGCTGCAAATGTTAATGTGATATCCCGCTCATAATCATATATACCAGGCTGACGCACCTTAAGCCCCCTAATAGATACATCAATAGTAGAACCAGTAAGCTTAGGAAGCGTAAAAGATTCACAACGAAAATTTAAATCCTCTTTATTGAAATCAGCTACTGCAGGAGGAAGCGTAATAAACGTCAAATTCCAACGATATAACGTCGCAAAATCCCCAATACCCCTAATATTCTCTATAGTAGGTCTAGCCATCTTTTTCTCCTTTTATAATAATTCAGCAGCACTTTCTAATGAAATACCAGTGCTAGTTATCACAACCCTGAAATCAATAAATTCAGCACTACGACTTGGTTTTATAAATAGGTCAACTACAAGCTTATTCGCATCAATCACCTCTGGCGTATTATTGCTCCCATCACATACCACCTTAAATTCTGTCACGCCACGTCGTGCCTGAATCCCAGCCATATAAGATGTAATCTTATTGGATACAATAGAACGTGTGATTTCATCGTTTATCTCAAATACGAAATTTTCAAGCACTGTTGCTATAGCAGGCTTAATTACAACTAATAGTAACCTAACATTCAATCTATCCAATGCAGAAGGTCTACTAAGAAGTGTCTTCTGCCCCCATACCACAATACCACGCCCTGGAACAAACCGAATTGGATTAATACCATTATCATAAAGAAGGTCTTGCTCACCTTTAGTATAATGCCTACGTAAATCCAATACCCTAATAAATCCACGAGTAAAACCTGCTGGTGGGAACCAAATTTCATAATTTGTTGCAGCACGGCTAATAACACCAGCAACAAATCCATCAGGACTTATGAATATTCTTCTATCATTGAATCTATCAAATATAAGCACAGAAGGTGTATATAAGCTTCCAAAAGATGAATTAATATTCAGTACCTGCTTCCTATAATCAATTACATCATTAAGATAATCTGAGCTTGCTTCATCCTGATACCTTGAGCTAAGAATACCTACACAATCCCTCTTCTCACAAAGCTCCACTATCTTAGCTTGATATATTGGAGTAGACCATCCACCATCCATAATCACAGTTATCGGTGTATCATCTTGATTATTAAGTTTATTCAATGCAGCAATCATATGTGAATCTGTTACTGCAAGCCCATCAGACCCACCATTCAACCACAATATCGTAGTCTGATCTTTAGGCTTTTCTGTTTCAGGTATAGCTACATTATCAAATACACGAATATAACTTGAGCTTTTCAGCACTTCCCCAACATATATATTCCTACCATATCCATTCTTTGCAGAAGTTTTCCTACTACAAATCCAACTTTCTTTTGGTGTAGATTGATTACTTTTTAGAAAAACCTGAATAAGAAAAGAATCAGGCTCTTTCACAAGATCTGGGTCTGTTTCATAATTAATAAGCTTTATTCCTACATCATTAGCCCAATCACCTTGATTAGCTGAATAAATCAACATAGTTTCATCAACTATAGACACAGCATCTTCACCCTGAACTAAAACTGAAATGCTAAACCCAGTATTAACATCCACTGCATCTTCTACAGCCCCTTTAGCTAAATGCGTTATAGAAACAGTATTAGTACTAGTAGAAGCTGAAAAACTTATATTATAAGGTGGTGTATTTAATTTACTAGCTAATGCTGATGCAACAACTTGTGCACCTGAATTTGATATAAGTGCTACTTCAATTGGGGTCTTATTTGGAATTGCTGGATCAACTCCATTACCATCCACGTTAAACCAAACATAAAAAGCTGCTGTAGTAGTATTAATGTAAAAATACTTATTATTCAAACTACCACCTACATCAGCCACTGTAATAACTTGCGTTTGCTCTGAAACTGCTGGTAAATCATCCCCTGAATCAAATACATATGCATAAGGATCCGATAAGCCAGTAGTTAAAGAAAAATTACTATACGGTGAAGTTTTCTTACGAATACTTAACCCACCATATAAAGCTGAATTAGCAGCCCTTACAACCCACAACTTATTTGAATTTTCAAGATAACTCAACGCAGAATAATATGATAAATCATACCCAACTTCTACTTTTCCATTAGGTGTGAAATAATCAAGTAACTGCGTATCAGTTGTTACAAGAACGGGCTCTCCTACAGGACCTTTCTTAGCTGGTATAACAATAGCACCATATACGCCTGGAAAACTCTGTACCCGTTCCGATAAATCTATCTCCTTACTGGTTACACCTGGTGACGCCATAATATCTCTCCTTTGATAAAATGATTAATTATTTAGGTGCACTAACAACAAATATTCCCCTGGGAAGTGCACTACCCAATAAATCCTGATTAGCAACTAAAACTTTCCCTTGAGGTGGAACCATAAGACTTAATCCATTATAACTTAATATTACAGCATGATTAAGTTGGCTTATTACATAAGCTGGCTTCACCTTTTCTTCCATTTGTTGATTCTCACCTTCTTGCCCCTGAATATAATCTGCCATGTTACTCTCCTATTTTACTATGATTGTAAAAAATAAACTTTTACGAAAAATTCTAAACAACAATCGGATAATCTGAACTCGCCCTACTACTCGATATAGTTCTCCTTCATAAACCATTCACTATGATTAGTATTAAGATATTGATGAATCCCGTCTAAATCTCCACTCCACAGTACATAACTTTGTACTTCCTGCGGTACAGAACCAATCCGTTTTAAAATACACTTTGAACCATCGAGACTTTTAACTACAGTATTCCAATCAGTTTCAACAATTCCTTGAGGTTTAAGCTGATTAAATTCAGTCTCACCGAATCCCGTTGATAAATCAATAATCATATATGTATTCATGGTACATCCTCGACTTTGTCACTAGATTCCATATTTATCGGCGTTCCAACATAGTGATTATTCGATAAGTCTACTACGCTCCCACCCCCACCAAGATTATCGTTCTCCCATGTCACCCACAGTGTTTTTGGATTGGATTTTACTTCATTCCATCGGGAGAATGTTGTCATATCCTTTTCTTTGCCGCCATTATACAATTCCAATACTTCTGATTCAGTACATGCAATTGGTAGAACTACAATATCACCCAACACACCCCAATAGTACAACATATTAAGACCAATATAACATTTTTGAGTATCATATGTAATTTGTGAAGCACTACCACTACCATGCACATAAGATCGTATCACGCCGTCTAGATATAGAGTAATATCAGTATTCCAGTTTCCTGTAACATATTTATAAACAGCAGTCACATGATACCATTGATTGAGATTGATCACTGTACTCATTGCTTTATACCACGCACCACCCTGCCCATTGAACAAAAATCCTGGGGCTTGCCCACCATTCAACATCATCAGTGCCCATCCTTGATAAGAGTAAGTTTTATATCCTATCATTCCTTCCCAATCACGTCGGTCGAACGCTTTAAACCAACACGACACAGTGAACTCGTCGGTTTCTGTAAATTGAAGAATTTGACCTAAATCAATATATTCATCCACCCCGTCAAGACTAGCATTATATCGTGACTGAAATAATTTACCTTTTACAAAACTACCCAATAATAACGAATAAAAATTCTTTATCCTTCCCTCAATATTTAAAATAATAGAATTATCACCCCTAAGAACAAAGAAAAATCCACGTACTAAAATTTTCCCACTTAACATTTTGTAATAATTACCCTCTGATTCAAATACTTTGCTTTCAAGAATCGATGGAAATGTATAATACGAAAAATTCCCTAACTGAGGAATCTCTACACTAATTTCTCTTATACCCGATATACCCTCCTCAGATAAATACGCTATCTCAAAATTCTCTATCTCTGATACATTCTTAGTAATCCATAAAAACTCAATATCAAACTCACCAAACACCTTCCGATATATTATATTCTTATTATTCTCTACTACCTTTCTAACAATCTCCGATATAGAACGCTTCTGTGCACCTATTGAAGCATAGCGTAACGCAGTCCGCCTAAACGCAAATATCGGATACGGTATCTCAACATTCTTAGAATATAAATCAGAACGAGCTCGCAAAAACTCTACTATAGATTCATAAGTTAATTTCTCATTATAAACAAACTTAATATCTGATATATCGTTCTTAATTCTCTTTAAAAGCTCTTCTACTGGCAATACTACAGTGTTTACTACTCTTAATAAGGAATCCATATAATTTATGCAAGAGAAGCCAATTTAAAACGTTTTAATATAACTTGTGTTTGTCCTATAGATTCTTTTGATGTAATTTTAAAAAATCGTCGTTTATTATCTTCTCTATCTACTGAAATAACATCACCAACATTCACTGCGTCATTATCTGTATAAAGATAACCTTCAGCTAAATAACCTACCATTCTTTTAGATTGTGGAACAAAACTTAAATTAGTTACTATGACAAGTAGCTTACAAACTGGTTTTACTCCTTCGATTCCACTCTCTATACCATATACATTTGAATATTTATCGAGTAACGCTTTGTATAAATAAACATCAATGCCATAATAATTAAGTAATATAGGTAATGCATTTGATACAACTTCTTTTAGATGATCTTCGAAATTAATAAGTTCCATTAAAGTACACGTGCAATGCTATCTTTTGCTTTTTTTAGAGCATTCTGTGCTTCTTTAACTAAAGGCTTATTTTCTTCTGAAGCAGTCCAAGTATAGTTATCAGATACATCCAAATATCTATCTATTGTTGATATTTCCATATCCAATGCTTCAATCATCCCCTCAGGCTGTGCTAAAAGATTCGTAAGATATTTCTTCATCTCTGCCGTTATATCAACTGCTTTAGGCTCTTCTACTTTAGGCTCTACTAATTCAGTTTTCTCAACTTCAAGGTCTTCTAATATTCTTAATAAATTTTTTGCTTTCATTCTATAAATCCCCCATCATAAAGCATTCTTAGAAAACTTTTTATATGCTTACAATACCCCATCACATGCTTAGGATTTGCATATGGCCTTCCAATAGGCGGCGGCTTTGTCTTTCTAGTATACCTTCTATAACTACCAATTAACGCACCATTGTCATAAAGCTCTTTTTCAAACCTAAACCTGAAATCATCGCATTCACATTTAAGCCGTACTGGATTTTCCCTAAGACTTGGTCTTTTGTAATAAAATACCTTACGCTTAATAACTGTTCTTTCATCATCAGCAGAAGTGGGCTCATCTGTAAACTTTACATTATAAAACCAAACATAAACTAAATAATTATCTGTCTCACCTCTAACAATTATCCTATATCTAATAAGATTCATTCCAGGCTGAGGCTGCACTTCAAAACTTCGCTTAACTACCCTCAATACAGGATATGCTTCTGGATTCCTAGGAAACCGCCTTAACTCTCTTTCAATATTATGAAGATATACAGGCACTCTATCTCCATGCTAGATACCATTTCATCACATTAGATGAAATATTCTCCATCGCCTTCATCTCCATCTCTTCACCTTCACGCACAAGATTATCCGCATCTATAGTAATAGGTAAATCAGTCAACGTAAAAGCACGCCTACTCCTACCTAACGCTTTCAAAAACTTCCCTGTAAGAAGCCTAAAAAATTCTTGATGCGTATCGTCTATAGTATCCACTTGAACTATACAGTTTGCTTCTCTCATCTTATGAAAATAAATAGCATGTAAATCATATTCCGCAGATACTGGAACTGTCAGAATTGGTTTCCTATACTCCCACGGAAATTCTATCTTAATATCCAAATATGTTTTAGGTCTATCATAACCACGCAAATAAAATGGATACACACCCCAGATACGCACTGGAATTAAATCCACAATATTCTCTGGCACACCTTCTACTGTATTGGTGTCTGTGAAAATATACTGCCTTGAATAATTGACTTCTTTAAATAGGTGCTTTTCTATAGGTACGTAATGATTATATATAGATAAAACCTGATTAACTAGTACCTTAAAAGCTTCAACATCTAGCTCTACTTTTTCCTTAAGAATAAACTGACCTGATTCAAGAAGCACTCGCTGAAACATCTCTTGAAGCGTCATTTTTCCTAGCTCTACCCCGTTTTCTCGGAATCTTTATTTCTGGAACTTGTATAGGATTAAGTTTTTGTGATTGATTAGATTGATTAGCTACCTGATTAATTACTTCATTCTCTTCAAAAATTAATTTCTTATTATTAATAAGCTGCTGAATAGCAGGCCAACTCTCCCAATTCCTATATTCCTTAGGCAATGTAATACTATCACCTAAAGCACGAAACATTATTGGTGCGCCATGTCTTGTATTAATAACAATAACCTCATTAACATTAGATTTTAAACTAGCCAATGTTCACCTCTTTTAATTTAATTGATTTTTCTTTGCTTCTAAGAAACCTAAACCATAAGGCGTGAGATAAAACACAGAACGCGCTTTTATATTGCCTGATTCATCCTGAAATTCCAATCTCTCCTTACCCAGAATATTCCATTTCAAGAACCGCTTTATCACCCTAGTATCCATTCCAGATTCATTAAGCTCTGCTTTAAGAAGTGGAACATAGCGTTGATTATTTGCGTTATTCAAGTTATAATTGATTATCTGATTGATACAAGTAGCTACTATAGATAAAGCTTCATCATCTTCTTCAGACCAACCTTCTGGTTTCTCCATAAATGCAGCAGGTACAGGAATAAACTCAACCTTACCATCAGCCTCTACTATTTCATGAAGCAAACAATTCACAATAGCATATTTCTTATATTGATTCTTTACCCTTTCCACATCCTCCATTGTCATTCCTAAATCTTTCAATGAAGGAAGCTTTTCCTGTACCTCATACATTTCTTTTTGCTCTTCTTTTTTTTCTTCTTCCATAGATTCTCCTATAATATCTTCTATATCACCCATGGAAGCAAACATCATACACATTATTAACTCCCTTGATCACCCCTCAAAGAGAATGGAGTGTTTGGATCTAACATAGCAGCACCAATCTGGTCTGCAAAAGGCACTGAAGAACCAAACAACTTACTCATAAGTAATCTGCCCTGCTTCATTGTGTTGTTAGAAATATCACTCATCTGAAGCCCTTTAAGCTGCTGATATAGAATAGTGAATGCATGAGCACATGCAACTACTCTCATATCAAATATAGCAATTTGCCCTTTGAAGCTAGATTGCTCAAAACTACCAAGTCTCATGAATCTTACAACATCAGCCTTATACTTTTCTACTGAAACAATCAAATCACTATCTGTATTTGATGTACTATCAATAAGCTGCTCATCCCCAAATTCATATTCATAAGTACGAGGCTCTTTCTTTGTTGTAAGTTCCATATGATTTATGATGCCCCATAACTTCTCTTTTCCCTCACCTTCATTCTTCACCATGATTCTTTGCAGCGTATTGATTCTAGGATTCCTTAAATCAGTAGTTGGATCATCAGGTTGGTGCAATATGTCTATAGTCTCTTCTCCAATTTTTACTTCAGTCTGCAATACTTCATTCACTAGATATACTTCATAATGATTCTCTGTATCAAATCTAAAGCTAAAATAGCATACATTCTCTACGCCAAATTCAAACACAACACCCTTCCATCCTGTTGGATTTGGCATAAAGATGAAATCATTGATTAATCCAATAAACATATCCCTCACATGTTGTTTTTTGGAAACAATGACTGGTATCGAATTATTCATCTTAAATCCAGCCCAAAGATTAGGTTTTGTAAATTCTACACTGTATAATAACGCTGGAGGTAACCAGTCTTTATCCAAGATTTCAAGACTCAATGAGCCTTTGTATTTCTTTGGACGTCGAATTAATCCATGTTTATCTTTTAAATCATCCCATTTTACATAATTCTTGCCATAGATTTGTACAATATATGGTTTAGTCTTATGTACTATTTCACCTTCTTGAAGTACTTCTGGATCTAATCCTAATTCAGTAACTTCATCTATTCCCAACTCTACTTTGCCAAGCTCTGGAACTGCATTCTGAATAGCGAGTCTCAGCTCTTCTAGTTTTTCCTTATCCCAATACGCTGATGCATTAAATGGCTCTTCATCTTTAGAAATCCTATAGATTCCATTATATTGTTTATACGTCCACATCCCTGGAACCAGAAATTGCACTGGACTATACACCTTCTTAATCCTTCTCAAATCCCCAGGAGCATATTCCACTAAATCACCAGGCTCAACTGGAATCATTGGCGGCTCAGATAACGTAAGCACATTTCTATATATTGGCATATTATACAATGCAGTATAAAGATCAGGTTGACCAATCACGAAATCGGCTGGCTCATAATTAGTGGTTGGTATTTTCCGCCAACACATTATTCTAGTCATAGGTATACCAGTACCTGCAAATGAACCTGTCCATGAACCTGCAAATACCCTCTCACCATCACTTGTTACTGAATTTGCTTGCCCAATAAAACAATATGGATCAACTACATTATATCCCTTACCAACTACAACATCATAAGATTGATTATTAACAGTTGGGAAAGTGTTCCAAATTAATAATCTTGCTCCACCTACATCAGTAACAATAACCTTTACACCATCTGACCAAACTTGATATGGCCAAGTAAACATAGGTGAAGATTTCGTATTAAAATTAGGCTGACCTAATACAAGATCTGCTGCTTGATAAGTAGTTAAATTTGCAACATCATTCCAGATAAGTGCTCTATGATTCAGATAATCTATAACTAATAATTTATTATCAACAACTTCTATTCCATTAGGGATGAACATTTTTTTATCTGATAATCCATTCGAAGTAGTTGTCATATCAGGTTGACCAATTACAATATCCGCTGATTGATAACTAGATTGTGGTATAGTATTAAAAATAAGTATCCTATGATTTCCTGAATCAGATATAAATAATCGATTATTATATTCTCTAACACATTGCGGTAGGTATAAACTCTTATTTGTACTCTTTGAATATAGAAACCAAGAATCAAAATTATATTTACTTAATACTTCATCAGCTAACTGTCCATTAGTTGTTGGTAATGAGTTCCAAACCATTACCCTATGATTATTAGAATCAGATACCAAAAGTTTACCAGCAACAACTCTAACACATAATGGATTAGCTAATTTTAATTGACTTGTACCACCAGAACCAGTCACAAAATCAGTCTGACCTAATACAACATCGGCTGATTGACCACTAACTAATCCCGAAAAATTATTCCAAATTAATACCCGATTATTCCCTGCATCAGTTACAAATAATCTATTATTCTCTACCCAAGAAGTTGAAGGATAATTCATCTTATTAGCAGCAGTTCCAGCAGAAGCTGTTGTACCAAGTACTATATTTGCAGAAGCTCCATTTGAACTTGGTATACTATTGAAAATAAGTACTCTATGATTAAGATCATCAGTTACAATTAATTTAGTTCCAGAAACTTTAACCCCAAAAGGATTATTCATCTTATCATTCGTTGTTCCAGTAGAATTAGTAGTGAAATTTGGTTGACCCACCACAACATTCGCAGGCTGGAAATTAGAAGTTGGTACCGTGTTCCAAATAAGTACCCTGTTGTTACCCCTATCCGCTACAATCAATTTGGTTCCATCAGTTTCAAGTTGGCTCTCACTACTCGCTAAACTTTTGGCTGATAATCCACCATAATTCCATGCATTAGTAGTAAAATCAGGTTGCCCAATAACCACATCCGCGGGCTTAAAATTAGTCAACGTTGTAATATCATTCCAAATAAGTATTCTATTATTCCCTCTATCCGCTACAGCTAATTTATTGCCAATTATGACACAACCTGTAGGTAGATATAAGCTCTTCGCTGAAAGCCCACCATTATTAGGTGTATTAGATGCTATATCAGGTTGACCTAACACAACACTCACACTTTCCATTGTTTGTTCACTATATGAACTTGGTATGGTATTCCAAATGAGCACCCTATGATTCAATCTATCTGCTATAACTAATCTAGTACCATCAGAAGTTACTTGATCAGGTTGATATAATCCCCTAAGTTCACTACCATAATTATAAACATTAGTTGTCATATCGGGCTGACCTAACACAAGATCAGCAGGCTGATTCATAGAAGTAGGTAAATTTTTCCAAATTAATACCCTATTATTATATATATCCGCTACATAAAGACGACCTGAATCACTAATATAAGGAATAGCTACATTAAATTTATTAATAACTCCTCCTGTATTCTCATAAAAGTTATCTTGACCTAAGACAAGCTGGGCTGGCTCCCCGTCTTCTGTTGGTATAGGTTTATAAATAAGCACTCGATAATTACTACCATCACCAACTGCCAACATATCATATTTTTTAGAAATATAAGGAAAAGCATATCCTTTTAGTGATGCTGCATTAACATATTCTTGTGTTGAAGAATTATCATTAAAATCAGGTTGACCTAATACAATATCAGCAGGTTGAAAGTTTGATGTAACTTCATTCCAAATTAAAACTCTATTATTCCCTTGATCTGTAACAAATAACTTTTCACCAACGAATAAACAACCTAATGGAAGATTTAGAGTTCTTTCTGATATTCCATTTATGTTAGCTACACTTGAAGTGAAATCAGGTTGACCTAATACAAGATCAGCAGGCTTATAAGTATATAAGCTATTCACATCATTCCAAATAGTCACTCTATGAGCATTTCTATTAACTACTGCAAGCTTCCCACTTTCACTAATATCAAGCATTGTTGGATAATATGTATGATATTGATCTACTACATTTGTTACTGTAGTGAAATCTGGTTGCCCTAATACCATATCACATGGAACCCCTGTAGAAGTCGGCAAAGTATTCCAAATCATAATACGATTTGATAGATACGTATCCCAATAAGTACATACAAATAATTTGCCAAAACGTACTTTTACATCCTGAATATCACCACCTGCATATAGATTAGTTACTGCACGTGCTGTTGAACCATTATGTGGCTGACAAACCACAAAATCTGCTGGCTGGAAATTACGAGTTGGAAATGTATTCCAAACAAGCACTCTATGATTCCATGCATCAGCAATAAAAAGCTTACCATCTTCACTCATATCAATTCCAGCAGGACCATTCATAGAACCTGCATGAGGTCCTCCTACTCCTGTAGAAGTAAAATTAGGCTGACCAAATACACCATTCGCTGGAGTATCATTTTGAGTTGGAATCCCATTCCACCATAAATATCTATTAGAATCCGTAGCAACAAATAATTTATTGTCGATAAATGCTGGGTGTTGAGTATATATCATTGCTCTTTTTTCATTACGTTCAGTTTTTATATTTGATGTGAAGTCGGGCTGAAGTAATACAACATCGGCTGGCTGTCCATTAGTTGTTGGGAATGTATTCCAAATCATTACTCTTACATTTTGCCCGCCTTCTGTCACAACTAATTTTCCATTTGCAGCCATTACTCCATAAACATATCCCATTTTACTAGCAGTTGTTCCAGAAGAATTTGTAGTGAAGTCGGGTTGCCCGATAACTAAATCAGCCGATTGTCCATTAGTTGTTGGTATTGTGTTGAAAATAAGTGCTCTTCTATTACCAGAATCAGCTACCAAAAGTTTACCCTCATAAACATAAACTCCTACTGGATTACTCATTTTACTAGCAGTACATGCTGCAGAATTTGTAGTGAAGTCTGGCTGACCCACCACAACATCCGCAGGCTGGAAATTAGAAGTTGGTACTGTATTCCAAATAAGTACTCTATGATTATTTCTATCTGCTACAATCAATTTGATTCCATCAGTAGCTATATTAGTGTCATCTCCCAAAACCAAACTCTTAGCTGATAATCCACCATTATTAACTACTCTCGATGTGAAATCTGGTTGCCCTAATACTACATCAGCAGGTTTCCCATTATAAAGATTTGTAACATCATTCCAAATAAGTATTCGATAGTTTGCTGTATCAGCAACAACTAATTTGCCATTAATTATAACGCATCCAGATGGACCATAAAGACCACTTTGAGTAGTTCTTGAAGTTATATCCCAAAAATTAGATTGACCTAATACTATATCAGGCATTGTAGATTCATCCCAACGCGTTGGAATACTATTCCAAATTAAAACTCTACTATTGAAACTACATACTACTAATCTAGTTCCATCAGTCCACATTTGTCGTCCACTATACAATAATAATGTATTATTATTACTTCTATTAGTTACAAAGTCGTTTTGCCCTAATACAATATCCGCAGGCTTGAAATTAGAAGTTGGTATGCTATTCCAAATTAAGGCTCTATGATTACTTGTATCACTTACAATCATTTTATTATCATTTGTTAAATGTACATCATAAGGCCAATTTAAATTATATTGATTTGGCCCTGTTCCTCTTGCATATGCTGTATTAGATGTGAAATTAGGCTGACCATATACGATATCAGCAGGTACAGATGAAGTAGGAATAGAATTCCAAATGAGCAATCTATTATTACCCCAATCAACTACAACTAATTTAGAACCAATTTCCTTAACATCAGAAGGATTTTTAAATTGTGTTTCTGAAGTACCTGCTGTAGAACCTAAATAAAAATCTGGAGTTGGACTATTGGTTTGAGGAATACTATTCCAAACATAAATTCTATGAGTACCCCATCCTGGAACAAATAATCGTCCCGTAGAAGTAACACAAAAAGTATGTAATCCTAAACCACTTTCACTTGTATTAAAATCAGATTTAAATAATACAACATCGGCTGGTGCGAAATTAGAAAGTTCAGAAACACTATTCCAAATAAGAAGCCTACCATTTACTGAATCAGTAACAAGAAGTCTACCCTGATAAATAAAAACTCCAATTGGATCATATAAACTTCTTGCTGATACTCCACCATTATTAGCTATATTTGATGTAAAATTGGGTTGACCTAACACAACATCGGCTGGCTGCCCATTAGTTAATGTTGTAATATCATTCCAAATAAGCACCCTATGATTCCCTCTATCTACTACAACTAATCTAGTTCCATCTGAAGCTACCCCCTCAGGAAAATTTAAAGTACTTGCTGATATACCACCAGCATTAGCTTGATTATGATAAAAATCAGATTGACCTAATACAATACTTGCAGGGGCAAAATTAGAATTAATATCACTTTTTTTCCAAATAAGCACTCTATTATTCCCCTGTTCTGCAGCAATTAAATAATTTTCAGTCCATGCAACTCCTCTAGGTAAAGAGAGAGAACTTTCGGAAAGTCCCCCTGAATTAGCAGTAGTTTCCTGGAAATTATCTTGACCCAGCACATAATCAGGATGCTCTGTCCAATCTTGAGGTAAACTATTCCAAATTAAAATTCTATTACTTGCAATTTCAGATAAAGCAACATGTGTACCATCAGTATTTATCGTTTCAGCACCATATAATGTTTTCCCTGTAATAGGATTATTATTCGCTGTGCCCATTGTCATATTGGGTTGACCTACTACAACATCCGCTGCATCTAAAAAACTTTCTGGCAATTTATTCCAAATGAGCACCCTATGATTTTGTTGATCTGCTACCGCAAATTTTTCACCATTATAACTCATACCAATACCACGTATTACACGACCATTTAAAGAATTTGTTGGATCTGCTGGATAAAATGCATCTTTGATAGTTATAGATTCACCAAATTTAATTTTTTTACAAAGTAGTCCTATGGAATAAATCTTCACCTCTTCAGTAGATTGAATAGAAGTACTTGATTGAGGATCATTAACAATTCTTGTATAGAAAGCTACGCCATCCTTCACAACCCCTGCTAATCCCTCAGAGGTACTATGATCTGTAGCTGGCTCAAACTTATATTTTTCAGTGCTTTTACTCTGAATATATTGATTCATAGCATCAACAATTTTTGCTATGACAGCTTGGTTCTGAGAACTGTCTGCTTTATATGTGAAAGCAGGTGTAGCTACAATAATACCAGAATGATTAGTCCAATGTTTTGATTCCATTTATGTCTCCTTTTAGTTAAAAGATTAAATTATAATTCCCAGTTAAACTTCCCTCTTTACTCAAAGAATGAGAAATCCTTACACACCACATGTTCAAATTGGTGATTTTATCTTCTAAACTCTTTATTTCATCTTTTAATCCACTCACTATACCCTTTAGCTCTTCTATTTGTGCACTTAATTCAAGCGTCTCTTCTGATTTTCCAGTACGCTCACTTTCCTTTGTCCAAACATTTACTTCTTCCATATATTATTTCCCATCTATTAGTTTCTTATAACCAGTTTTACTTACCCCAGAATCCTTATCAAGCTCAGATGCAACATCTTCTAAATCCTTTTTAGTTGCATCCAAATTCCTTTTAGTTACATTCAATTCTTCTTTTGCTATATTCAATTCTTCTTTTGTTGCATCCAATTCTGCTTTAGCAGCAGCTCTTTCATCAAAAGTTTCTACTTCAATATATTCCAAATTTTCTAAGTTTTCTAAACAATTTGAATATTCCTTAAATTGCTTTTCAGTTAACTGAATTTGTTCCTGAGGCTTCATTGAAATGCGTTGCTTAAAAAGATTATCCATTAAGAAAATCACTGATGAACTTCTATTAGTAACCTTTTTCATAGCTTACTCTTTCTTTTTAAAACAACTATTATTTCGGTAAGGATAAAAAAAACTTTAAAACTTTTTTACTGAATTTTTATTCAACATAGATTTTTATTACATAAAGTGCGTTCTCAAAACTTAGAATAGATTTCAATTCCTTTTCTACTTCAGATGGAATTGTTATCCTTCCATCCTTCTTTAATTTCTTAATTATTTTATCTACCGCTTTATCCATATCATCAGATACAGCAGAAACAAAAACTTGATTCTTTTCTTCATCATATTCCACTTCAACAGAAGGAGAATAACTATCCTTATAATCCCACTCTTCAAAATCACCGGAGTCATCAAATTCTTCTAAATTCAATGTGTTATCAATAACATCAAAAACAAGATTTAGTTTCACCACTAATTTACCCGTATCATCTAACTCTTCGATATATTTTTTTAGGCGTTCTGGAATTTCCCAATTTGCCTTTATCAACTCATTAATTGCATATTTAGCAGCTTCTTTTGGATTTTCACCTATGCCAGTAGCAACCGCTTTATAATCTCCAGTCTCCCTCGGATCTTCAGTGTAACCTGCAACATAATCCCATGTTGCTCCAACAAACTCAAATTCATAATTCTCAATCTTCTTCTTATCTTCTGCTTCATTTAGAAGCTGTAATAAATCTTTTGCTCTCATTTTCTTATCCTCATAAATTAAGGTAGCAATTTGTTACCTTCTTTATCTAACATAGATATCTACAACACACCTTTCTGCTAAATGTTTCATATCTTCAGTTGCCCATTTCATTAAGTCAGATTCTATCTCATGACTAACTTCATACATCCTTTTTAAGAGACTTATTATCTCTAACATTCCTCTTTCGACTTCATGTACCCCAAATCTAGCTATAATCTCATTTTTGTTAAAAGTATTAATATATGGAATAACATCTTTATCTTTCAAAAAATAAAATGTAGTTTCTTTGTTATAAATTTTAGTTATTTTATAGAATATATTATAATCATAATCAAATTCTATTATTATTCCTATAGAGCCTTCATCGAACTTCTTACTCTCGTCCATAAGTTCCCTAGAAAGTTCCCAACCCATACGGTCCAATTTTAAAATCGCATCACCAAACGCTTTTCTTGGACTAGTAGCTACACCAGAAGCATATGCTTTCCAATTTCCACCAGATAATTCACCATAACCACCATGAATGGAGGCTTTGACCAGCCCCAAATCTTCAATTTTAAATTCATTAACCTTCTTTTTACCTTCCTCTTCATTTAGAAGCTGTAATAAATTTTTTGCCCTCATTTTCTTATTCTCATAAATTAAGGTGAGGGAGAAATAAATCCCCCTCACCCAAGGATGCTTCAATTATGGAACAATATTAAAGTTAGTCACAAATTGAGGCACAAGCGATTCCACAGCTCCCCAAACAGCAGCAGCTTTCATTTGGAGTAGTGGATTCGGTGCCATCGGCAATGTCGCTGTGACTGTAAGTGGCATAAATGGACTATATACAGCCGCAGCCTCAAAAGGTGAGGCTCCTTTCCAAACTGCAAGTCCATCATTAGTTCCAAGTATGTTGGGCTCAACTACTCTTACTACCGTTACTCCATCCAGAGTACCAAATACATGAGTTCCAAGAGTAGAACCATCATATAGTCTCTGGAATCCTGGAAGGGTTTGTATAACAGCAGCATGACGCTTTCCGACAATGAGTAGCGCAATAGAACCACGACCTGAATTATCAACTAGCACGCTTTCAGCAACTGCTAATTGATCTTTGTAGGTCTGTTTGTGTTCAAAATAGCTCACATTAGCTGGTGGCGTAAGTGAAAAAGTAGTGGTTCCTAAAGCAACTGCTTTAAGTTTCCTTATAAGATCACCACCAATTTCTTTATTAATCTCAACAACCAAATCCTTTGCAAGCTCATCTTCCGCAACCAAACCAAACCGCTTGCTCATTCCAAAGCTTTGAAGTAGACCAATCACCCCTTTAAGTGCATACACTCTGGCAAAAACGCCACGACTATCAAAAAATGTATCAACTTGGGGAAGATCCGCTGAAAGCTCATAGTTCTGTTGCCATGTTGCAACAATATCTTTTCCATCGCCTGGATCAGAAGCAAGTGTAATACTAACAACACCAGTCATATAATCCACAGTACCAGATAGCCCAATACCAAAAATAAGACCATTACTGCTCTGTGGATCATTTCCCATATCCCTACCTTGAACTGATGTACCAGAAAGTGTAAGAGAAAGACTCTCACGCTTCAACGGTGCACCTGGTAGTGTGAACGTATATGCTACTTGTCCCGAAACCGTAGTTGCAACAACCTGATCCGAGAAAATATTTGATGCATACCCAGTAGGAACCACAGAACCAGTACGCGGATCAATAACCACATTACCAGCGGTTTGGCTGCCTTTTGTTGTAGCAGAACGCACCTGTTTGAAATAAACAGTACCACGCTCTTCTTCAATAGGCTGAACTGATGCAATCACTGGAATAACAGAAGCACCATACACTGCAGTAATAACATCATATGCTATAGTAGGAATCCTACCAAGCAAATTAACGTTGCCCTGCTCTTCACAAATACGTTTATACGTATCCCATTGCTCCAATTGTTTCCCTAGTGCATATGCATCATAAGGCTCCACTTTTCCCTTAACCTTAGCAAGCATTGAATGCTCAAGCAAATCAATATACTTGCCATATTTGTCATAATATTTCTCTGCAAGTGATTCCACTTTCTTAAGCTGAAGTTCAGCTTTTTCATCAAGATTACCCATATCAATCTCCTTTAAAAAAATTTGCGTATTAATAAGAAAGTGCTCATTAATACAAAGTTAATTTATTAGAAAACCCAAAGTGGGGTTTTCCTATTTCCCTTACTTAGAAAAACTTTCCATAAGACGTAGCCCAAGCGGCTTCTCTATAAACTTCTCTTTTGCTTCTTCTTTTTTCTCATTAATAGAAGAAGAAGGAGCTTTCTTAAAAATAGATAGCTTCTTGGACTGAGATAACGTCTCAAGCATTTTCTTTGCACCATCCCTACCAAGCTTTAAAGACAACTCCTCAGCAGTTTTAACATCCACACCATACTGTTCTGATATTTCTTTTGCTTCTCTTCTGATTTCTTCCCTCTTCTTAGATTCCATCATTTTTTCTACTTTATTAAACACCATAGCAATATCTTTTGGATTACCAAGATGCTTATACGCTTCAGCAATCCTAACTGATTTATTGAAAACTTCTTTTATTTCAGAAACTGTTCCAAGTTTCTTATACTCAAGAATAGCAGCTTTCGCTTTAAGTAGGGCTTCCTTAATCTCAGAAGGAGTCCCCAACTGCCTATACTGAGGTAGTTGTTTCTCTACTCTATTAAACACACTGGAAATCTCAGAGGGACTACCAAGCTCTTTATAAGCCCTGAGCTCATGCTCATAAAGACGAGCTTTACGAAGACTCTCAGTTAGCCTCTTTCTCTCTTCACTAAGCTCAGCATTAGAAGCTTTCAAAGAATCAACTTCTTTAACCGCTTTCTCAAGCTCAGCCTTAAGCGAGCCGTTTTCCTTTGCTAAATTCTCTATAAGTACTGTACTCATATCATTCTCCTTATCCTTTTCTAAATGTTCTATAAGCTGCGGTGCAGCTTGAAGAAACCCTGAATCAATTACAAAATCTATAGATTCCAAAAAATAATTATTGGGATCAACCTTTGGTATACCCATATGATCCCCTGAAAATTGCCCATTAGCACGAGTGCTAACAAACATCTTAGAACCAGCACGAAAAAGTGTATTGAGCATCCTACCCGTTGGCGTATCAAGAATCAAAGCCTCACCAACCCCCTTACCATCCTCACCTAATTCCAACTTAGTCACAATATGCGAAATCCTACCCTCTCTTAACGCAGCATCATCTATATCAAGGTCATGACCAATTGTGCCGTAGAACCTTCGCTCCTTTATCCTCTGCTGTAATGCTTCATCCTTACAAACTCTTTCCCATAACTCTTTAGGATAAAACCTATTGTTTCTTGAAATACCATCCGCTATAAAAAATGTACCCTTCACTTTAGCAAGCACTGGCTTACCATCCACATCAGCATTAGCTTCTTCAACAACAAACTTTGTGTTTGGTTCCCAAATACACGAAATCTTTTGCGTAGACATACCCATCTATTAGGAAAACGAAATTCACTATATTTTATGACGCAAGAATTACTAAAGATTTAATCAATAATTTAAATTATTATCCTTCAATATTTCTAATACACCACCTACTTTTTCAATACAATTATCAAAACCATCCAATTTAAAATGCTCACCTAATTGCTTAGTTGAACAAAACCTAATCAATAAATCTAATTCTTCATCAGTTAATTCTTTCCCCAAAACCAACTCTTCTTCCATCCTGCAAAGCTCTGGGATAAATTCCTCAACAACTAGTTCATAATCCACATATTCATTAAGTGGCATGTAATAATCACCTTCTATAAAAAGATGCGTCTTAAGTGATGATATAGCTTTAAGTAGCTCAAACTTATCATACGATTCATGAGGACGAAAAATCCGATTAGCTATAAAATTACCTAATACTCTATGAAACCTTTTTCCTTCTGTACTTCTTGCAAAGTTTTTTATGCCACGCATAATCTTATACCGATTATGCCGCCAATTACTAGATTGAGCTGAAGACCGCCTAAACGATTTTAAAGAAGGCACAATTTCATGCCTTCTCTTCAAATAAGCTTCATACTGCTCAGACGTTGGCTCATATGATTCATTCACTCTCCCCACTAAATCAAATAAACCTATCTCTATACAAAAAAGCTCTGCATCTTCTTTTGTTCTAAACTTCATTACTCTATTATTCTATCTATTCTGTCTTCATTAAAATATTTCCATATGCATCATAGCTAAGCTTCTTAAGCTCCTTCTCTTCATAATTCAACTTAGATGAAGCTAGAATTTTAGATATAACCATCTTATTAAGCCAACTCGGCTCAACCAAATTCAAATAATGCTTATCATTATGTGTTACTACTGAAAACGCTAACCGCGATAGCGGTATTTGTTCACTACCTACTTCTGCCATTGCAGTTTTATTATCATAACTAAATACAACTACATCAGTATTTCCTTCTCTATCCTTTATTGTTACATCCACAGTCTTATCATCATACTCTATATCCGTTACTTCAACATTATTCATACTATAACGCTTAAATACATTACGAAGCTCCGATAACATCTTCTGTTTCATTCTTTCCTTTTCTTCTTCACTAAAATCAAATTCCATAGCCATCTCCTCTAATAATTTAAGAATTTTTGCTGCTCTCATTTCCCTCTCCTCCATTATTTTTGTCTTATTATAAAAGTCTAAGAAGTTTTTTTGCTTTCCCATGATATCCCTCATTCTTTTTCTTAATAATAAACTTATCTTCTACACGAAGAGGAACCACATAGTTATCCCAAATATCATGCATAATGTTATTCGAAGAACCAAAGTAAATATCAAGCTTTGATATAGATGCATCAAGTTTATCCGATAAATCATCTAACGTATCAGATTTCCCAACTACAGCACCAACTAACCCTACCCCTGGAACATTATACTTATTCCCACTCTCATCCATAAGATACCTTAAGAATACCGCGTTATCATCACCCTTAAGAAGCGTATAATTATCTATTTCAGAAGTATTAATTTCAGCTACCCCATATAATGCATTTTCCATTGGGAAAAAAGTAGAACTACCTTCTGCAATAGTCATAAGAAAAGCACCAAAATCTTCAATATAAAATGGATATAATACCCCAAGTGGAAGCGGCATCCTACAACACCAATCAATCATATAATATATGCCATCATTAGTTCCATATATCCCTTCAACTGAAAGAGCACCCCGATATGACATCTCACGTAAATACGGAGTAATCTTATCCATCACATCAATAAAATAATCAGGTAAATCACTACTAACTACACCAAGATAACTTGCCCCACTCTCAAACCCCCACAATACAGGATACATAAATTCCTTCCCATTGAACCATGCGTCAAAACCAGCTTCTATACCTTCAACTTTTTCCTGAATTGTAACAACAAAATTAGATGCATATGGACCAAGCTTATTCTTAGCAGCAGTTAAATGCTGTGTAGCTGATTTAGCATCCTGAACTGGAAAGCTATCAATAGTACCACGCCAAATATCTATCTTAACATAATACTCACCTTTTGCCTGCTGGCTGGTTTCTGATATTTCACTTATTCTTTTTATTGCTTCATCAATACCAACAATAAACTGAGATTTGGGATAAGTGATATTATACTTATCCATAATTTCTGCTGATAATTTTCTATTCTGCTCAAGTACCTCAGCCTTCCCACTACCACAAACTTTATAGCCATGATTCCTAAGCCAATTAGGTAGCTCCCCCATACCTACATCTGGAAAATAAATTAAATCCACATCATCTATCACA